ATTCGCCTCCATGGTTCGTCTCCCACCTTCCTGCAGCCTGTGAGTCGGCGCGTAGCTCACTATCTGGGAAGATGGAACGATACTCGGATTCGTTCATTAGGTTTCTGACCTTACGACCAAAACGATATGCTAACTCTGCTGTATGGGTGGTTTGAATAATTTTCAATTTAGGGTTATGCCCCATCATCCAAGCGGGGAACAGATAACTGGCAAATTCTGACTTCGTATGTCGAGGTGGCATGTTGACTATCAAACGATTAATTTTTTTATCCCTGATGGCTTCTAATTTTTTAGAAATGATTTTATGGTGTCCCCCCTCAATGAAGTCGGGCCATATGGATTTTACAAAATTGCCAAAGGAGTCCCTTGCTTTTTTGGCAGATTCTAATTGATATTTCTTAAGTTCAAGTTTCTTCAGGAACAAGCGTTGCTCGTCCTGGGACATTGAACCTAAATCTGAAAGAAAATCGTTCATTATTTGTCTATATATTTATATATATACATCAACATATACATTGTCAATTTTAGGGGGTAAGGGTTATCTAACAATACTAAATGATTATTTCATAAACCTTTAGTATCTCTTGCGATTTTTCGCGCACAAGTAATATTTTATTACAGTTTCATGGATCATGGCTCACGGACAACGGCGGACTAACCGCGAACAGTAATATTTTATTACATTTGTTTTATGTTCCGAGAAATATCGTTTGTGCCCTGATCCTTTGATCATGGTTGATGATCCGCGCACCAATAACGACGGATCACGAACAACCGCCCTTTGTTATGGGTTTTTATATAGATGATTAATCACACACGAAACATTTTAGAACGCCTTGTATGGCTCTTAAAACAAGAAAAAAGAAGTGATTAATATTAAATATTATTTACTCTTTGTTCAATAGCCTTTGGCAGGTTAAGAAAAGGCGCAAATATTAAAGAAAGTTAATTAATTCAATAGGTTTTATTAATATGGATAAAGTTATAATTTTTTATAAATGTTTATTTATTTATATGGGTTTTTCTATATATTATGATTAGAAATAAGAATATTCAGAAAAGGAAAATAGACTAATGAATATAAATATTAAACAACTTATTAATATTTTATCTAATGATAATATTAATAAAAATGAAAAGGAAAATTATTTTAAATTATTCTTTTCAAATAGAAACGCTGACTTTTTAAAAAAGTCGCAACAATTAGAGGCGTTTTTTTATAGTGAAACAAAAATACACAATAAAGAAAAAGCCTTAATTAAAATACTATCCAAAAAACTTGAAGACCAAGACTTTTCTATTTTTTGGTGTCATTACTATAATGAAATTGGTTTTGATAAATGGGGCGGTCTTTATTGGGATGATGTAGGTAATACAATTTGCGAAAGCGCCTATGATGAAAATTATAGCTTTTGTTCTTCATGTGATGAAACTAATCACATTGATAATCTTGATTATATAGATAATGATCATTATTGTAGATCATGTAGAGATGATCACTTTTATTACTGTAATCATTGTGATGATTTTCAGCCAAATGATAATCCTTGCAGTTGCTCTTATGATGATGAAGAAGAAGAAAGCGGAAATTTATATAGATATGATTATAGAATACCGCTTTTAAATTTAGGTAATTCTGATTTACGCTATGGAATAGAATTAGAGTTAGAAGTGCGCGACGATTACGATCGTTATGATGTAGTCGCGGATATTGAAAGCGCAATTAATAAACATAAAACTTTAATTGTATGTAAGCGCGACGGATCACTTGATCAAGAACAAGGCTTTGAATTAGTATCCACAAACGCGGATTTTAATTATCATAAAAATTCATTTTGGGATGACTTTTTTAAAATGGATTTAAACAGTAAATGTAGGGGCTATCATGGGAATAATTGCGGATATCATATTCACATGACAAGAAACGCATTTAATGAAAATCAAATGGCACGTTTAAACTTTTTTTATCACAATCAAAAAAACAGATCATTTTTAATTGACATAGCAGGTAGAGAAGAAAACAACTACGCTAGATTTTATAATGATATAAATCTAAATAGTGATATTTTCACTGAGGGTGACAATGGGAAATATCGTGCTATTAATTTTAATAATGCTAGTACAATCGAAGTTCGTATCTTTAGATCGAATTTAAAACAAATTTCATTTTTTAGAAATTTAGAATTAGTACATAGTATCAATCAATTTATTTTAAATAGTGATGATAAAATTGATTTCACAGATTATTTTGATTATCTGTTAAATAATCCGTCAAAAGATTATGTCAATTTATTATTATGGCTAGATCAAAAAAACTATTTTAGCCATTTAGAATATATTGAGGATTTCAAAACACGATACAATGATTTTAAAAACATTGTTGAGGATTTCAAATCAAACAATCAAGAACTAATTCAACAAGAAAGCGAGAATTAAAAATATGTGTTTAATTATTTTAGCTAATGATCCTAAATCATTAAAATATGATGATTTAGAAACCGCCTATAAAAGAAACTCCGACGGATTTGGAGTAATGTATATTAACAAAAGTAATAAATTTATTGCTGATAAGTTTTTACCTAAAAACTTTAGTGAATTAAAAAACTTTTTTAATATTCATAAATCAAACGCAAAAAGTAAAATTGCTATGCATTTTAGGTTTACAACTGAGGGGGCAACAAACAAAAAAAATTGTCATCCTTTTATTAGTTATAAATCCAATGATCGAATTATTGGAATGATGCATAATGGAGCACGATTACCAATCCCATTAATTAATAAAAATTATTCGGACACTTGGCATTTTAACGAACACTACTTGAAAGCACTATTAAGAAAAAATCCTAATTTAATCTTAAATAGTAATTATCAAGCTGAATTGGATAATCATATTGATAATGACAAAATGTTATTTTTAGATAGTAAATCCGAAAAGTTCGTAATTATAAATGAGGATGTAGGAAACTATCAGGGCGCTAATTGGTTTAGTAATGATTATTGGAATATCTCAAAGACTATCAGCTATAGGATAGATAACGATTTTAATTATTATGGTGGGCATATCTTAGAAAATTCGCTATCAAATAATCAAATCGATTTCTTATCGGATCATGATATTAAAAATCTAGGAAATCAATCCGTTTATGATTTTGTTGATGACTGCTTTTATAGTGAGGATATGAGCCCTATTTATAATCTTGTTGATAGATATAAAAAGAAAATATCTTAAATAAGGGTATTCAATAACTCTTTAAATAGGGTTATTGACTATCTTTATGGGTTTAATCCTAGTGATAGATCATACTAGAAATATTTTTGATGTATCTGTATGGCTTTTAAAAAGGAAAAAATAAGATAGTAGAAAGAGAAAAAAAAGAAATGGAACGAACAGAAAAAGAAAAGCGCGAAAAATTCGTTAAATTTTCAAATTATAGACTTCAAAAAGCTATTGAGCATATTGAACTTATTGGAAAATTAGCGAATAAAAGAGCATACACATATTCAGAAAAAGACATCAATATAATTTCTGATTATCTCACAAAGGAAGTTAATAAGACTATTCAAAAATTAACTAATCAAGAAAGAACTGAGGTTAAAAAATGGATCAAGTAGTACAATTAGATTTATTTAATGATTATGATTTTTATAAATCATATTCTTTTAATCATATTAAAATTGAGCCTACGGGCTGAGAAGCTGGAAAAAATAATATTTTATTACTGCTGGAGCGTAGCTCTGGCGGTAATATTTTATTACTAAGAAATTTTTTTTCAGGAAAATTAAATTAAATTAATTTAGGACAGGCACAAGCACAAGCGAAAGTCTCATGCACAAGGACAGGCACATGAACACGCACAAGGGCATTGACATTATGTATGGGATTTTATATAAAGTAAATAGAAAGGATATAGAAGATGAATAAAGAGGAATCTACAACAATAGAAACTTGGAGTACAAGTAATATAAAAACACTAATAAGAAAAATAAAAGATCAAGTAGTGAATAAAAAAATGGATTCTGATGTTTCAGATATTTTAATACGACACTTTGAGAATGTAATACAAGAAAGGAAGAATAAAAATGCCTAATTGGTGCAACAATACAATAACTATCGAACACAAGGATAGTTCAAAAATAAACGAAGTGATTAATTCACTTACAACAAAAAAAAGTAAGGATTCAGGTGAAAATTTATTTTTCACATACTGTAAACCAGAGCCAGATTACAAGACTACACCTGTGGCTCAAACCTACCCAGAAATAAGAGAACAATTTGCAAAAACGAAAGAAGAAAAAGCAATAGCAAGAGAAAACAAACCTACCATTAGAGAAGACAGTTGGTGGGATTGGCGAGTTCAAAATTGGGGAACTAAATGGAATATTGAAGTTCTCGAAAAAGAGGATTTACATACGGATAAAAATGGAATTACTTTTGATTGTCAAACAGCTTGGTCGCCACCAATAGAGGCTCTTGTTGAATTAGAAAACAAGGGTTTTAAAATTGAATGTGATTACTATGAAGGTGGTTGCGCTTTCATTGGTAGATATTCAACAGGCACAGGTGTAATAGATTGGCGCTTACCAGAAACTTTAGCTAAGTTAAAAGACATGATGAAAGATAACGAAGTATTCAAAGACTTAGCAGAAAGTTGGGGAGTTGATTTAGACTACGAACAAATGGAAAGTGAGGAAGAATAATGGAAAATAAAAAAGTAATAGAATATCACTGTGACTATTGCCAAGAGCAGAACTTAAAAAAATATAAAATTAATTTTTTAGGTGATGTTTTTTGTGATGAACACTGTGAAGAACAAATGAAACAATTTTATAAAGGGGATTATGAGATTGTATTTAACAGCGAGGAAGAATAATGACCAGAAAAGAAATACTTGATGAGTTAAGTATGTCAGTAGCTTGTCTTTTAGATGAGGGTGGTTTCATTGTTGAGGACTATGTTGCAGATATAGAGCATATACAATTATTAGTGACGAAACTAGAGAACTTGGAGAATGAAGAAGATAAGTAATAATCCATTACCAGATTCCAGATTAGACTCGGTGTTTGATATTATAGCTGGTTTACGAAGGCAGATGTTAAGCACCGAAGATCCAGCAGGACAGCAAAAGCTCTGGGAAGTAATAAAACATTACCAAAACAAGATTCGGGCTGGGGAGTATTACATACCTAAATTTTGAGATCACGCACAAGCACAGATTTTAGAGCAGGCTCAAGTGCATCTTTGTAGGGCTGTTTGACCACGAACAAGGGCTCTACCTCTGTGTAGTTTACAGCGAGCTCACGCGCAAGCGATCCCGACCACAAGCACACTTCTCTTGTTTCAGGAATCTTAGCCATAATGAAATTGTCTTGACACAATGAAAACCTTTTTACATTCCAAGATATTTGGAAAGGCGAAAGTAATAATTGATGACCTTTTGCGATCTTCAGCTCACACCAAAAAGAAATATTCTTAGGCTCATGCATGTACACGCCTAAAAGATCGGGAAGCCCAGGTGTCCCGTATGTTTCAATTCTAGTCCAATAAATGTTTGGGGTTATTTCTTTAACATTCTTCCAAAAAGTTGATTCCCTTCCTCGCTTTACCGAAGCCTTTTTTCTTTTTGTTTCTTTCATTGATTGTTTCTCTTTTTTCAACAATGCGTACCTCATCTCCTTCGACAAGGCAAAGTCGGACACCGAGTTCTTTTTGTTTTGGTTTGAGTTTGTTTCCTGACCCACCAACCGACTTGCCATTTACAATCCTACTTCCATTAGAAGTTTTGACATCAAAGAAATGAGTTCTACCGTTCTTTGGATTGACAACAACAATATCTATTGGCCCCTGCTCACATGTATTAACAAAAACAAAATACCCTTCTTCAAGAAATTTGTTGATCGCTTTGTTCTGACTGATCGTCGCTTTGTATTGTCTGGGATCCATTTTCCTCCACAGCACTAGGGCTTTGATCAATGATAACGTTCTTTCTCATCTTGTCTAATAAATCTGTCACTTCATCTAAAGATAGATTGTCAATAGTTTTATCCTTAACCTTGTCTTTCTTGTCATAAAATCCAGCAGCCTTGCCTCGACTAATCTCTGCCATTAAAGCGGTCTTTAAATCGGGCTTCATATCAAACTGTTCAACGTCTTTTGAACTAGGATTTTCAGCTCTTAAACCTAACTCATGTAATCTTCTCATGTGTGTAGCAGGGGATATCTTGTATTTATTCCATAAATCTTCTTGAAGAGCTCTGATATAAGCATGAACTTTAGGAAATAGCTTAGGGTTTTGAAGCTGAGATGCTTTAGCTCTAGCAGATTTCTCAGGATAGCCAGCTAAAATAGCACATTCTCTTGCTGTTTTTCTATTCTCTTGAGCAACATAGTGTTCAGCAAAAGAGGCTTGTTTTCCTGTAAGCCCGTCTCTCATTTCAGCTAATTCTTTAGTTAGTACAACAGGATCTCCAGGTTGTCTTAATTTCATAGTTAACTCCTTATAAGGAACATTCTATACAAATTATACTAAAAAAGTAAACAACATTTGATTTCCTTGCCTCTGTCTATGGTTAAAGAGAATAAGTTGTTCTCTTGAAGAATCATTGAGAGAATGAAGTATTTGTAATAACTTATTGAATTTACTATATAAAATAGGGTGAGAGAATGGAGAGAATGAATTTTGAGATTATTTTTTTTTTTATTTTTATTTTGTGTGTATGGTTCTCTTATAGTAAACTATTCTTTCCATGGTCAGTGGTTCGTGATTAGTTATCCTTTCCTAATCGCTTTTATTCCCTCCTTTACATTTTACTTTTCCATTGACCATGGATCACTATTCCTGTATATTCTCCCATAGAAAGCATGGACATAACAATTAACGTGAAAACAAAGGAAGGGAAGGAATATTCCTGCACCTTTATCGGTAGCAAAGAGAAGATCTTATCTTCAATGCAAGACTACATCAAAAAAAACGAAGACCATCAGGTCAATGTAGTTTTCAGCAGTGATGAAGAAAAAAGTCACTTTACCTACCCAGAATTGTTTAGTCCCTTAGAATAGGAGAGAAAGATGAAATGGAAAAAATCTTAGAGTTTAAAAAGAAAAGTCCTAAAAGAGAAATCAAAGAGGATTCTTTTGTAGCAAGATTGCCTTATCCGATAACCATTCATACATTAGTGGATTTGGCGGAAAGAATGGGCATTGAATACGAACATATCGTAATGCCTGCTCTTAAATTTATCGAACGAACAATCGTTAAAGAAGAAAAGGAGAAATAAAGAAATGAACTATAAATTTGATCATATAGCAAAAAGACTATTAACAGAACATGGGTGGATCCGTGTGCCGTGGTTCGTGCCCCAATCACAAGAGGACAAGAAAGAAAACCTCATACAAAAAATCAACAAGTTAGAAAGGATAATCAAAAATGGTCGTTGATGTGAGATCGAGTGAAAGTGTTTACATAACAATCAATGATTGGGTGTATTACATAGACGANTCAACAGGNGAACAAATAATNCANAAGTGGAGGAANAAAAAGAAATCAAGAAAAAGTATAGCCAAAGATCGCTTCTGGGAAGACATGGAGAAAAGGTATGAGGTACGGTAGAAACGGAAAACTGTTTCCTCTAGAGATGAACCAGAAATCTTTATTTTATTTGCAGATGTTTTTGCATGAATACAAAGATAAAGGACTGCGGAATACCGACGAGAAGCGACGAGCCTACGATCATGCCCTGGACCAGATACGCAAAGGAATTAATGGAGTTCATGCGCATCAAAACATGAATGGTCTACGACCACCAAGAACATATAATTTTAGGAGTAAATAAAATGGGAGTAAAAAATCCAATCTATGATTATAGTGACAGAAGATATTCAGTTAGACTGAAGAAGCAGGAAGCAAAACGCAAAAAAGCACGAGAGCTCGCAGCTAAGATGTTAGGTAAGAATTACTTTACCAACATGCAAGAAGTCATGCTACAATCGGCGATCGAATTATCAGAAAGGAAAAGATAATGTATAAATATTTAGACATACCAGGTTGGTTTAACATGCATGATGCCATGATGAACTTGGTAAAATACTGCGAAGACGGTGATGATATCGTCGAAATAGGGTGTTTTGCAGGCAGATCCACAAGGTTTCTGTGTGATGCCCTAGAATTAAGCGGAAAACACGACGTTAAGGTCCATGTGATAGATACTTTCGAAGGTTCGGGTATGGAACATGCCAACGTCAATTTAAACCCCCTGTGGGACGATTTCTGCAGGAATTTACACGATCATATCGAAGCAGAAAGGTGCATAGTCAATGTTAACAAATCCGATAACGCCAATATTCTTAACTCTTTTGATGATAAGTCTGTATTTGGAGTCATTGTAGACGGGGCGCATACCTATGAAGCGGTGAAAGACGACATTATTAATTGGTGGCCCAAGGTAAAGGATGGTGGAATGATGGTCGGAGATGATGTATCTTTAGAGTCTGTAAAGCAAGCTGCTTTAGATGGATTCGCACACCATGGACTTAAAACATATAACATTTGCAAAGGGGTTGAGGGATGGTTCTCTCAGATAAAAAACGATCGAAGCAACGAAATGACCGACAGCCTGAAGCTAATTCCAGGGGTCAATTGCATGAAGTTAGATGGCTAGACGCCTATGAAGAAAGTGCGGGGTGGCACAGTATCGAAGATGCTTTAAAGATGCGACCCATGCCCGTCCTTTCCGTTGGTTATCTTATATGGGGTCAAAAAGAATTTACAATACTAGCAGCGGACATTGATCCGTCGTTAGTGGACCTTCTCAAACAAGCCAATACCCTAGACAAACTATTAGCTGTTTTGAAATCATCAAACCTAGATGGATCCGACTGTGGAAGAATACAAGTGATCCCTGGTCAGTGGATCGTGGACAAAAAAGAAGTCAAGTAATTTATTTTAATTTTTCTGTAGAAATTTATTTATGAACTTTGATATACTAAAGGTTCGCATGAAACAGTATAACTTAAATATAGAAGCCCTATTACCTACAGAGCTAAGAAATTTATATATAGCGTCGTTGCAAAATAAACTATCAAAGGGTGAGTGTTCTTGTGGCAGAACTTGTATCTGCAAAAAAGCGAAAGACCAGGGCGTAAAATTAGGCCAGCGTTAGTCGAGTTGCGGTCGAGTAGCTTTCGGTTCAATAATAAAAGCCTTCTCTAGCATAGAGTCTACTTGACTCAACATGTTATCCCACTCTTCAGCAAGATAACCATTTACATTCCCGTCGTTGAAAGTCACTAAGACTTTTTCAACTGTATCTTTCAATACCGGATCGTACATTCGTTGTCGTTGGACAGCGAGGACGATTTTTGTTTTTATCTCGTTCAACATAATGTTGTCCTTGTAAAAGCGGGAGATCGAAACAGGGAAATACTCCCGCTCTTATATAAAATTATATATATTTTTTAGATAAATTAATAGCGAAAAGTCAAGAGGAATTAAATAGATAATTAATTCCCATTGTCGACTTTTTTGATCGTTCTTCTGTCAATTTCTTTCTGAGCCATCTTTACTATCTGCATTAACTCTTCAATTGTTAAAGTTTTCATTGATTCTTGCATGTTTTTTCCTCTATTTTGGACCAAGGGAGCACTTACTATGCGGAGACATTATGTTAAAACCCCCTTGGTCGGTCTTGCGAGAGCAAGTCAGATCTCATCCATCTGATTTGGGAGGTAGACTTCAGAGATAATTACTGATTCTCGCTATCAGTAATCAAGAGAGAGCGAACCCCCTCTCTTCATTACTGAGCACTTCTCTTGTGTTCTTTCTTCCATTCCTTATCAACAAGCTGAGAAACAATACCGGAAATTTTTTTATCTTTCCCTGCCAGCGATTTTAACTTCGCGTGTGTTTCTAATCTCACGATAATTGATTTATATTTAGTTATATCTGTCATTAGTATTCTCCTCGAGTATAGTCATCAATTAAACTTAAAAATTCTTCTGTTTGTTTTTTAAGAAGATCAAAGTCTATTTCTCTGTGTTGTCTTCTAAGGAGTTGAAACCCCTTTAATTCTTCTACTTTGTCGATCGCTATGACCGCTTCTTCTACCTTAGAGTACAATTCTTTTATGTTGTCTTCGTAATCTAAAGCATATGCGTTTGATTTACTCATTCTCTTTCCTTTCTATTCTATAAAGTATTTAGCTTTATCTCTGTTTCTATAGTTATGAACATGAAGAATACTTCTTAAATTGTCCATGGTTTGGTATGCGTCTTTCCACTCGTAAGGAAATCTTTCAAAGTTTTCTATAAAGCGATACGTATCAAACTCTTTTACTTTTCTAAGTTTCATCAAGGCTCTGATAAAGTATTGTCTGTTCCAGATCTTAGGATCCATCCCAGAATTTTTTAACATTTTAATCAAGCCTTTGATCATTTCATATACCTCAAGTGGTAAAGTGAAATTACCTGATTTAAAATCATTAGTAGTGCATTTAACATCAGGCTTGCCTTTTGAAAATTCAGCGCAGGCATGTAAAACAAAAGAGTGAGATACTCCTAAATTAATAAGATCCATATATCTTTTGTAGTATTCATTATCTTCTGATACTGCGTAAGAGTTTCCAATATTAACAGAGGTCCAATTCTTTTGATCTTTGTTGATGGCTCTGATTAAATCAAGAATGTTTTGATCAGATGAATGAATTTGATCAACCACATATTTAATAGGCAGTCCTAAATTAATGCAAGCTGTTAGCCTATGGCCACCATCTATCACACCTTTGTCTTGAGTTACTAAGATAGGATTCTTCAAACCAAATTGTTTGATTTGTTTTTGAAGTCTTTTGACTCTATCTTCTTCAATCGGTCTGTTTCCATTGATTAGTGAAAACATATTATAGTTTTGTGTTTCGTGTATTTGAGTTTTCATTTTTTCTCCTTTTGTCATTCTAAAGTTATATATAATAATATAGGATGTTTTCTATATTAGTCAAGTGTACTAACTGAAAATTGTAAAGCCTCCTCCAAAGCACCTGTGGATAAATCACAGTCGATATATCCTCTTATTATAGTTTCTAAATAGCTTTCAGAGGGAGGATAAACTAACTGCTTATCTACCATGCTATAGAACATTATTTTCATAGGTGTATTTTTATCCCATGTTGTATGATATTTTTTAGTATAGAGATTAGGGTATCCTTCATATCTATCCAGAGATCTTTCACATTCATCTGTTATCTTAAACAAAGCTCCAACTACAGAACTATCTTCAGCCTGTTGCACATCTGCAACACTTCTAAATACAAGTTTGTGATCAGGCAATTCGTGAGTTCCTATATACTTTGATTTAGGACATCTATATTTCATATGCTCATGATTCATATTAGAACCATAGGCAAAGTAATACGTCATTTCTTTTTTTTGCTTTCTATTAGCCATTCTTTTAGTGTTTCTCCTAATGATTGTGAGGCCAAGTCAATCTTATTTCGTAAGCTATTTACGATATTTTCATCAACTGTTTTCTCACATATTATATCAATGTAAGTCACATTGTTTTTTTGACCGATTCTATGTGCTCTATCTTCTGATTGTATTCTTTTCTCTAAGTCATAATTATTAGAGTAGTACACAACAGTATGAGCCTGCGTTAATGTTAGTCCGTAGCCACCGGTCTGTTGATTAGCTACGAAGAAACGAACAGGACTTTCCGGGTCCTGAAATCTTTTAACAATTTCTTGTCTATCCTTATCTTTGGTGTCTCCAAAATATGTCACGACACTATCTTCTCCAAACTTCTTTTGTAGGTTTTGTTCTATATCAAAAATAGAATAACGATAGTTTGCCCAAATAATAACCTTACCATCTACTTCTTCTAAAACATCTAACAGTTCTGCCATACGATTATTCTTAACTGGAACGGGCGGTGATCCGTCGTCCGTGGGCAGATAACCACAAGTAATCTGATGGAGTCGAAGCAACATGGTCATGGTATTATTAACCGATAATGTTTCTCCTTCTAACTGTGTGATCGCAAAGGTCGCTAAATCATTGTAAACTTTTTCTTGTTCTTTACTGAGTTCAATATATCTAGGAGAATAAATCTTTGAAGGTAAGTCTAAGCAGTCTTCTTTCAATACTCGAAAAGAAAAGAAGCCTAGCTTTTGAGAAAGTTCTTCAAGATTTCTAAATCCTACAACATGATTAAAAGAATGTGTGGACGAATGTCTTTTAACCTCGATCGCATAGCGAGCCTTGTAAGCGTAATAAGA